TGTAGCAGAGTATGGCAGGTATTTCACCTAGAGGATTAGCCTCTACAGTATGCTACATGACTTCACGCTTTTCATGATTGACTATCCAAGTATGGATTTCTGTCAAAGTCCACTCACGAATAGTAGAAATAGTTTCATTGCCTTCTTCAATGTATTTGAAGTATTCTAAATTATAACGGCCATTGGGCAGTCTGCGCCAACGCCAATCAGTGACAGTCAGTGGAGTGATTAGATTTAGATAGGGTCTCACTGACTGTGCCAATTCATCACCCTTGGTCAATGCACCCACATTAGGCTTTACGCATAAAATCCAAGTGTGACCAAACACTGACGACCATATGCTGACTTCCTTCATAAATGAATCAAATGATCTGCCATCCATGTCACAGTCTTCTAGAAACTCTTCTAGCATGGGATCTGCCTGCAGTGAATAAAACTCTCGCTCTGGTTCTTCACGGAATAGAAAACTCACATAGGTTTGAATCACAGACTTGCAGTGATTCTCCAAGTGAGTGTTGTTGAGCCTGGCATTGTATTCTAGACCTGTTTCATTCACATACTTGGTCAAATGATTGCCACGCTGCCACTCAACGCCTCCTGAGTATGCTTCTAGTAAAAACTGCCAATGGTCACGGTTTCTAGTATAGATATTGGTCACGCTGGTGACCATTAGATACTGTTCTGTTAATGTTTGATTCATATATGTCCTTGGTTAGGTAGCGATCTGATGTGTCCAGCGTAGGGGACCTGTATAGGGTTCTCTGTCACGCTTGACTGGGAATAAGCCATCTACGAGATAACCCAAGGCGTCCATCATGTGCGAATAATCAGGATTGCCACCTTTTTCAGGCTGACTGGTTCCTTCCTTATATACATGTCGTTCTAAACCTTCAATAGTATATTTACACCTGGGTGAAACAAACAGGTGTCTAACACCTGTAGATGACTGTAATCTTGAATTTACTGCATTTATTCTATCTCTGACGGGGGTGTGATGTCTGGGTGTTTTGACAACGAATCCTGCGTTCTGCAAGATGATAACATCAGTAATGCCGCCAGCACTGGTTTTTCTCTGATGTCCTGCTGGGTCTGAATAACACCAGATTTTACTACCTGGATATCTGCTCTTAACTTCATCCACTGTTTCTTGGGTGTTACTAGAAAACATTCTGATTTCATCAATGACATGCAGAGTATCTCCTTGGCGAACTGCTATAATCGCACTCATGGGGTCTATGTTATGATCAATGCCTAAATACAGCACTGAGGGTATCTCACCTTGGAATTCACAGACATTGGTGCTTCTGTCAAAGGCATAATAGATCCTGCCTGAGAATGTTTCAAAAGTTGCGAGATATTCTTGCCTGAATGTGCGTTCATCTAGATCTTTGCGAGCCTGTTCTATTTCTGACTGTGGAACATTGCCACCATCTAGTGTGGTAAACTGAAAACTGGCCCAATTATCAGGATCAACTAGGTAATTCTGATAAAGTTCATAGAACCAGTTCATGCCTGAGGGAGTGGTAATAAACAAAGCCTTGCCCTGTTTGTCACTGAGCATGGGACGAAGCACTTCAAACCATGCTTCAGGTTGGATCACAGCAGCCTCATCAAGTATTAGACCATCTAAGCCTGCTCCTCTAAGGCTGTCATAACTGTCTGCACCTTTGAGACTGATCTGACTGCCATTTTTCAGGGATATGGTCAACTCTGATTCATTGATCTTTGCCACCCAGCGTAGATCTACCAATTTCTTTTTGAGTTTTTTCCAAGCGATCATCTTAGCCTGGCGATATGAAGGTGCTAGATACCACACTTCACGATTAGGCTCTTTGGCCCATTGTGCCAGTGTTCTTACTGCTATGTGTGTCTTACCAAATCTACGGCCCGCACATACACAGACGAATCTTTTAGTAGATTCAACTATCTGTTTCTGTGCTAGGCTCAGTGGCATCTTCGTCTGTCCATGGTAAGGGTTGGTTGGCTTCTGAATTTATAGGCTGATCTGATTGTCCCAGATACTGTTTGCCCAACCAAATAAGCAGGGTAGCGTTACCACTTAGTGCTGTAGATAACTGCACGGCTCGCAAACGGCGTTTCAACCCTGCACGACCTTTTGTCAAATAATCCGCAAAGTTGTATCTCAGAGTATCTTCCTTGATCTGAAACCAGTCTGCGATCTCACGATCAGTCATGCCAATTTCAGCCAATTTCCACACTTCATCTGGGGGAACCACACGCTGATTCTTGCCACGACCTACAATTAGACCCTGACGGGTGACTTCACCCCAACGAGGATCCTTGCGTTCTTTATATTCCCAGCGAGGGCATTTGGTTAGATCTTGTTCTGGCTCTTCAGAGGGAAGATCAGGCTGTTCTAGATTTTCAATTTGATCCATGCTCTTATTTAAGCAGGATAAAAAAAAGCCCCTCTATTATGAAGGGCTTTGAGGTTATTCTATATAGAAATATAGATCTGGTTTAGTTTTTATTCTATAAACGACTGTGTCTTTATGAACTCCTAGGGCTTCAGCAGCCTTGTAGATACTGTCATAGACTGTGCCTTGTATGCTGACTTTTTTCATAGTCTTAGCCCATCTCTCACTGGCGCTGGCACTCATTTGTTTTTTGGTTTTTTTAGAATGCTGTTCTTTAACACCAAATAGTTTGTTAAATTCTTCTAGTTTGCCCTGTTGTTTTAACAGTTGACCTTTTTGTTTTCTCTTTTCAATACCTTTTTGATTATTTTCTAACCATTTGGGATCTTTAGCCAATTCTTTATTTCTAGAAGTTGTTTTTTCAAGCCAATCCAAATTTTTAGCCGTTTCTTTATTTTTTTTAGAAACTTTTTCAAGCCACTCAGGAGATCTAGCCTTTTTTAGATTGGCTTCATGCCAGCCGTTTAATTCTCTTTTTACAATACCTTCTAAGCGCCTATCTGTGCCTTTGAAGATTTTTTTTAATTCTTGATTGGTGTTCTGAACCTGTTCACGAAATTTGGCAAAATCAAATTTTGACATAATTGGCTTTCCAATGATTTTTATGATTGGGGGCGTAATCAATATAGTCTTCTGCTAATTTCTCAGCAGTTCGCACTGATTTTTCTTTGAGGTTGCTCCAATTGTTCCACATAAACTCCATGATCTCTTCACGAACTTTAAGATTCTTTTTGCCTAAGATTGGATCTAGAACACCTTCATTCATGACCACATCAACGATCCAACCCCAGAGATCTTGCCATTCCATAACTAGATCTTTGGTCTTGCAACGATCACGAAGTGCGTGTTGACCCACTACTTGATTATAACTTTTCTTACCTTCTGCGGCACTTACGGCATCGGCATCAGGAAGAAAGATATTTGAAGTAAAAATGAACACAAGATTTGAACAGTCAATTTGAATGCCTAAACCTTTTGAAGTCTTAAAACTTTCTAGGATATCAACCAAATGAGGATTACTATCACGCAATTTGGCAATGTTATTGCTGACATCTACATTATACATCAACTTCTTGTGACCTTCCAACATATTTTTCAACATATTGCAATTGGTCTCACCTGTGAAGATTTTATCACAGTCATCTACCCAAACAATGGCTGATTGATTTTTAGGCAGGTGATAAACAATCTCAGCCAATTGCACAGTAAAGTTCCAAAGACTAGCGTGACCAGAAATTGGTAGATAATTGACTTGAAATTGATCTAAGAGTTTTTGAGTTGTATAACTTTTACCTAAACCAGGCTTGCTGGCAATAAATGTATGCGGTCTACGCTGATTTGGAGTGGCCTGCACGGCTTTTTGGATAGTATCCACAAAAGTCTTACGCCACATTTGGCCAGCAGTGATGTGTTTCTGTTGTTCAAAATCGAATGCCATTTTCAGCCTCTGTTGTTGGTAACAGTATTATTATATTACCAACACACAGTTTGGTCAATCTAACATTTGTCCAAATTAGGCTGATTTATTTTCAATTTTCAGACGGAATGAACGACGATCAGTTTCACCGTTGTCCATAGTAATGGCCGCTGTGACAGTATAGGTCTTGTTGACTGCGCCTGCTGAGATCTCCACATAGGTCTTTGTGCCTGACTGCACACCACTTGAGTGTTGCACAATTGGTGTTGGATCATTGGCACGAGTCTGTAGTGAATAGGTGACTGATGAAATTGAAACTCCAGTAGGCAGATAGTCACTGAAATCCATGGTGTAGATCAATCGAGCCAATCTATCTTTGACGATATAGGCTCCTT